CTCGCACTATATGTGCCCGATACAGTCTCTGTTACACCCGTAGGAAAGGTCGTTATACTTGGCGTAGAAGTACTTTCCCGTGACACCGTATATCCCACACTTCCACTAACGCTTCCAGACCTTGACCTCCCTGGAGACAGACTCATAATACCACTCTTTGACACAAATCCAGAGCGACTTACCGTGCGCGAACCCTGCGCCGAAGAAGAAGGAACCACCGTAAACGTCACCGTGGCCGAAGCCGATTGTGATCTACTTACCCTCCCAGATACACTGTAACTCACAGACGCCGAACTCGTCCTCGTATTGCTCGTAGACGCGGTCTGGGTCCTAGAGCTAAAGCCACTCCTAGATGCCAAGGGGCTATAGGAAGCAGATGGCGTACAAGTACTATCCCCCGTAGCCGATGCCGTAACACTCCCTTTTACAGAACCTCCAGGACTCACGCTCTCTGTCATATACATACTGCCTGACACTGTTGCCAAAGGAGACGCCGAGACACTCCTACTTATTCGCCCTGTCAAGGAGCCGCGTACAGAGGCAGAACCAGACGAAGAAACACTCGCAGTTTTCGTATTGGTATAGGAGCCCGAGGCAGTTTTAGTAATCAGCGCTGATCTCGTAAAAACAACGGAACGACTCCCTGTTACACAAGCCGTAGAAGTCCTAGAAGATGACATGGACCGTGTTATCGTGGTAGAAGCCGATGAAGACCTCGTACCCCGTGAAGAGCCAGAAGATGTACTAGAAACCCTCGTGCTACCAGACCCTGTAACACTCGCAGTAGATGTCCTAGAACTCGTAATACTCCGTGAAGAACTCGGAGAAGATGTACTGGTTCTAGAAGCCGATACACTCTGTGTGCCCGTCTTTGTAACTAGCGCTGACCCTGAGGCTCTCCCCGTCTTTGTAAAAGAAGGAGACGCAGAAGATGTCCTGGAAGAAGCCATGGTACGAGTCTGCGTAACACTCGCCGTGCCCGTCCTGGATGAAGAAGCCGATCTGGAACCACTAGGACTTGCCGACGGACTCTTCGAAGATGTTATAGAGGAAGTGGCCGTGCGTGTAGGTGCCGTAGTCCGCGTACTAGTTGTTGACCCCGTAATAGTCTTTGTCATTATCGCCGAACTGCTTCGAACAGCCGATGCGCTAGCCGTCTTAGATGCCGCAGCAGTTCTCGTACCTGCTAGACTAGGAACACTGGTAAGTGTATTTTTCGCCGTGGGTGTAAATATCTCGGTGGGCCGAACAGACCTTGTCCCTGTCGTGGTGCGCGTAGATGTTTTCGACATCGTTGCGCTCGCGCTAGGTAAAACCAGATTGACCGATAAAATACGCGCATCTTCGCGAGGCTCTCCCGAAGATACGATGGATGCTAGAAAAAATAACAAGAGTTGTAGCTTACGCATCTTGCTATTCTATACATATGATAATCATTTAGACACGAGCTTCTTCTCTACGAATAAACTCGCCAGGTTCGCCAGTGGAATCGCAATCAAATACGTGGCCCGCTGCGCTTACCCATATGGCTCGCCCCTCTCTTTCCTCTTTCCAAATGGTGCATTTATCAGCGTGAAAGGTCTCTGGGGCCTTATCACTTTCATCGTATACCTTCCGAATCCTAGGGAATGATTGGAGAACAGTACCTTTCGCAGAAGCAGGAGTAGGAGCTTCCACCACCTTCTTTTTCCTCCCCATCTCCTCAGAAATAGACGCCGGCCTTTGAACCACCCAGGCCTTGGACACACAAGCCTCCTCGCACCGCATCTGCGCCTCCTTCGCCGCCGCAAGCCATTCCGAATCCGGCTCGCTCCCTTCTTCCTCGGCCAATTTCCAGTAACCCTTGCTCCCATACACCAAGGAATCCTTCGGAGGTTCTTCGGCCAGTAAACCGTGTATCATTCGCGACTGTGTAAAAGGGCATCCCTTTGACACCCTATACGCACACTTCTCGCAAAGATTCTCATCCTTGCGAGCCTTCCCCTCACATATCCTCGCAAAGGAGACCCACGATGCGCCCAGACGAATGCGGGTATTTTCCCAGTCCGTGAGTCTTGCCTGGCAGGTCATGTAGACCTTCCATAAGGCCCCCATCCTTTATCAATTTTTTAGAGTCCGCGCACTAGGATCCGTGGCACCAGGCGACCACCGAGGCATCCAATAGGGCCACAGATCGCCGGTGTGCTTGTAGAACCTGTCGTAGATTGACCGATAGTACAGCGCCTCCTTGGTATTACACACAGGCCACCACAGCTTCGTATCATCCAGAACAATCCCGCGCTCCTCAATCTTCCTCTGAATAATCTGGTACCACGACTCGCCCTCGGCCTGACTACTCACGCCGTCACTGAACGCCTCCTTCGTCCTGAAAAGCACATGATCAGGAAGCAAGGCATCCTTCAAGAATGCGTCGCGCAAGATAATCTTCTCCATCTTCCTTGGTTCCCCTGTCGCCTTGTTCTCAGCCACCGGCCGGCGCAACGAAGTCTTATAGGCGAGGGCAGCCGCCACGAACTGCTTGTCCAAGAAAGGCGTGCGCGCCTCCAGACCATGCGAGCTAATTGACCTATCGGAACGCAGGACATCGTACCTATGGATTTCCTTTAACAGTCTTCGCACCTCCTCCTCAAACGCGGCGTTGTTCGGCGCATTGTAGAAATATTTATAGGAGCCAAAAATCTCATCTGAGCCATCACCGTTGAATACGACCTTACAATCCGTCCTGTGCCGAATCTCGCGCGCAATCATCCAATTCCCCACAGAGGCGCGCACGGTCGTAATATCATAGGACTCAATGTCGTGAATGACCTCGGGAATACAATCAAACATCTCATCGGCCGTCACCACAATCTCCGTGTGGTCAGAGCCGATGTAGCGCGCCACCCAGGCCGCGTAAAACAAGTCCGTCCCGCCCTTCATACCGATACTGAAGGTCTTCAAGGGCCGTTTGCCCAGCTCCTTCAGACGCCTCTGGACCAGCGCGGCAATCAAGCTGGAATCCACGCCCCCACTCAAGAGCGCGGCCACCGGCCTCTCCGTCATGAGGCGCTTATCCACGGCGGAAATGAGCGCATCCCGCAGATACGTGAGAGGCATATCGGCCGTCTGCTTGATCCAGGGAACCTCGTGATATACGCGCTTGACAAGATCCCCCGTGTCCTCGTAAATCTGCCATACTTCTCCAGGAGGAAACTCCACCACCTTCTCACCCTCCAAGACAAACGGCTCCAACGCCTTCCTCTCACTCGCAAATGTCCAGGTCCCAGAAGGGCTCTCAATATAAAACAGGGGCCGAACCCCATAGGGATCCCTCGCCACCACATAGCTCCCCTCACTGTACAGCACAAACGCAAAGACACCATCCAGTGCCCGCGCCACCCGCACCGCATCCTTGCCCATAAACTCGTACAGGTCGCCGAGGACTTCGCAGTCAGACCCAGATTCACCCTTCTTCCCAACCAACCCCTCTAAATCCTTTGCGTTGTAGATCTCGCCATTACACATCCACGTGAGCCCCGAGTCGCGCTCAAATGGTTGCATGCCCCCCGTATTCAGCCCATTGATGGCCAGGCGCGTGAAACACCAGGTGGCAGAGTCAAGATCTAGCCACTTGTGTCCCTCAGGCCCCCTAGCGTCCAGGGTATTTACTCCATTTGCCCAAAGTACCTTGTGGTCAAGCTTCGCTCCCCCTGTGAGAATCTTTGCCCATATGCCACACATCTCTAAGAGTTTTCTCGCGCACGCCTTAACCCACACCGCGAGATAAAATTTGATGGCCGATATTGTGGCAGATATAAGTCCCTATCAAAAATGGAAGAGACTATTCATAACTTTGACGGAAACCTCTTGGCATTTTGGCGTCCAAGGAAGCACACCTTCTACTTCCTTTGCTGGAAACCAGACGCAAATCGCTGGGAACACTATGATGAGGAACATACCCCTTTTACACTTCATAGGACAACCGCTCATGGTCGTGGTTCCGTTATTATTCGTATAAAGTCAGCAGGTCCTCGCCATTATCAAACACGCATTCACTGCGATGGCACATTCCTGCTAAATGGCCCTCTCGTGATCCCTATTGCGAAGTCTATGCTCCCCGCGCCCGCCGCGCGCATTAAGCGCGAGTATACCACGGTGGATCTAGGCCCTACTATTCCCTATGAAAGGCCACAACACCTCTGGACACTGGCTCCACCTCCACCCCCTCCTGCACCTAAGCCAAAGGCAAAGCCAAAGCCCATTCCCCGTCGTATTGCTTGGTTAGTGGCGGAAGATGCGTGCAAAAACAAAGAGGCCTGTCCCATCTCCATGGACGATATTAGTCCCATTACCGCCTCCGTAACAAGCTGTTTCCATGTATTTCACACTCCGAGTCTCAATACATGGCTCCAGGAAAAGAATACCTGCCCCACATGTCGCGAGCCCTGTGCGGCACAGACGGCGTTTGAAGCTCAGGCTATCTCTGACTCTGCCAGAGAAGAACCCTAAAGAATAACTTCCCCTTTTACACAGATGAGTTTCAGTCGCAAAGACTTGATTCTTTTACAAAAATACAAGGACGACAATTATCGCAAAGCGCTCATAGAGCATGTGGTGAGCCTCGTGAAATACGAGGTCTTCCGCTCGGCCATGCGTGGCGAAACAGTCGTTCGCGTCTCTTGTACGTGGGCGAATACCAAAGAAGAAGTGGAAGGTCTTGCAAAAGAAGAAGCCACAGTCAAAGATCAAATACAAGCCACCTTCAAAGATTCCGTGGTGGAGATCCAAACAGGTCCTGTAAGTCTTATTTTCTATACTTTCTGGGAGATTGTCATCAAAGTAAACTGGGGCTAAAACTCTGGCGTGTATATTCTATAGGGATGCAGGCTATTGGCAAGGGGCTTGCCGCAATGTTGCTTGTTTACACGACCCACTACTCTGTGGCAAAATTATACAACCATTTCTGTGTGCCCGATGGTATCTACGGTTTCTTGCAGGGTGCTATCACAACAGGCAGTCCCATGTGCATGGGAGCAATGGAGATTCTTAAGACCACACAGACTTCTTATGGTTCATTGATAATGCTGGGCACGAGCAGGCTCTTTGTCGACATGATCAACCCCTTTAACACTCATCGCTCCGATAAACAAACAACTACGGAAGACCCTAATACATCATGATGTCGTCGGTAGACAGAACTCCATACAAGTCTCCATAAGAATTTTTATGGCTTAGGCATAAGGCATAAAGATCCCCTAATTTACAGATGGCCGGCTCCTACGCTACCTTGGAAGGGGCCTTATACGAACTAGTATCCCGTGGAAAGAAGGACACTTTCTTCTTTGAAGAATCCAAGGACAGCCTCTACGTCTTCGACAATACGTATGAAGCCCAGGCTCCACAAATGTCCGAGATACGCCGCATTCCTTCGCAGACATCTTGCGATTTCGGCCGAAACCTACAATTTGACTTTGACTTGGTCGGCGATATCATGCGCGACCCCACCCTCGTCATCAAACTCCCTTCCTGGCTTCCCTCTAACATAGAATCAAGCAATCCACGCACAGAGGTGGCAGACTTATCCGGCGTGACGTATGGATATACGAACGGCATCGCCTATTTCCTTTTTGAACAAATCCAGTTTTACCAGGACAATATTCTTCTCCAGGAATTTTCCGGCGACGCCCTCTGGGCTACTACAAGGTCAGCCGACACACTGGGGCATTCCTTGCTATCAAATACCTTAACTGGCGTCCACAATGGCATGGCACTTGATATTGCGAGGAACGCCACGCCCGGCCAACTCCGTCTCGCCCTTCCCATAATAGGTTGTCAAAGCGCCTCCGATCTCGGATTCCCTCAACGCGCAGCCCTCAAACACACCTATCGCCTCAAGTGTAAGCTCCGAAAGCTAGAAGACCTGGTTGAATCTTCCGACGGCAGATATAAGCCGACTCCTTGGGGAGCAAACATGTTCCAACAAAGAACCCAGGATGGCTCCGACACAGAGTTCCATACCCTCTTTCGCACCGAGATCCTTCCTCTAGATGTCCAGCTGGAGACGCGCCAAGTATATATACCCCGGGAGTACCAAGATGCTCTTCAACAGACTCCCCAGAAAATCCCTTTCTTGCGCATGAGAGAAAATATCTTTACCCAGAATCGCGTGGATTATGTAAATACCGCCGCAGGCGGGGTAAGTATCATCAAGCGACTCCTGGATGGCCGTCATCCGGCAGAAAAGATCACCTGGTTCTTCCGCGCGAGACAAGATATCAATGCGAATCGCCTGTGGAAGCTGAATACGGGTACACAAAGCGCTCAAAGTTATTATAGCTCGGCGAATTTCCAGATTGCGGGGCGTGACCGTGAATTGCCGAGGAGCCCCTTGGTATGGCGAGATGTCACCAATTATGCGAAAGAATCCACCGACACCGGCTATGAAATCGGCACAATGAACTGGGGTCTCGGTGCCATTGCGCCCCAGCGTTTCCCTGAGGCTCGTGTAACAGGAGCAGTAAATTTCACCACGGCCGATAGACCCACCATGTACTTCAGCCTGAACCCTGTTACTCCTGATCCTCTAGTCGGCTCGCCCAATACAGAGTTGCGCGTCATCGTGGAAGGCTGGGCCGAATTCAACACGGATGGCAAAGGTCGCGCCGAATTATTTATGGCCTAAGTTGCCTCCCAATAACCTAGCAGAATGGACAGCGGATTTCAAAGACCCGGCGGAGACATTACAACTCTCCTGGATCTCACTCCGAGGGACGTCCAGGATAATGAATACACGCCCCTATCTTCCGAAAAAACCTGGTGGGTAGCCGACAATCTGCGCAGGGTCCACCCATTCAGCCTGAGTGTCCAACAATTTCCTGTCCGAGGTCCCACCGGCTTCGGCCAGAGATTCACCTTTGACCTCAATTCCCTTTCGGTCGGCGATCTTCTCCTCGGCACCTTTCTTCATCTAGAGCTCGGCCACTGGCTGAGTGACACGACCTTAGTCCAACTAGAATCAGGAGCACTCACTTACCCATCCACCGAAGATCCCTGGTATTACGCAAACAGCCTCGGCACCGCTATTATCCAGCGCGCCGAGCTAGAAATCGGCGACCAGACAATCGAAATCGTGGACGGCGATTTCCTCAATACGGCCAGCCTCCTCTTCGCAGATATCAATACCCAATACGGCCCCGGCATAGAAGCCCTCGGCAGATACCCACTATCCTCTTTAACACAGACTCCGAGTTATCGCCCCTTCCCCACAACCCGCAGATCTATTGTAGTACCTCTGCCATTTTTCTTTCAGCGCACGAAGCTCCAAGAAGCTCTTCCCCTGCTCGCATGTAAAGAAGGCTCCGTGCGCATTCACGTCACCCTTCGCCCTTTTACCGAGTGTGTACGTCTTCTAAAAGGTCGTAGAAGTTGTGTAACAGATGTTCCGCTGAGCCAGAGCCTGAACATAATGAATACAACTACAGGCACCATAACCCCAACGCAAACATCCTCTATTACTCCGGCATTCAAGAAAATCCAGCTGATTACTTATGGTGCTGTCACAGACGGCAGTGTGCGCCAGAATATTATGAGAAGCCCGTTTGAAAACCTCGTGCGCAATGTACAGACCTTTGACTTCTCCGAGCCTCTCAAATATGCCACGATGTCATCGGAAGATACGATACAAGTCCAACTGCCTCTAGAAGCCAATCATCCTATGGAAGAGATATTGTGGTTTGTGCGACGCAAGGAAGTGGCCAATAACAATGAGTGGACGAATTATTCTTCTGTCCTATCTGCCGAATACGATCCTATTTATAATCCCCGTGGTCCTCTGTTAAAGGGTGCCACCATACAATTGAATGGTGTGGAGTTGGTAAAACAAGAAGAGCAGTGGTTCCGTCAACATATCGCCTACAGACACAAATCCGGCGCGGCAGCCTATAATAGTTTCATATACGGCTATTCTTTTTCGGAGACGCCAGGAAAACATCAACCGCGGGGAACGGCCAATGCGTCGCGTCTACAGACGGTGCGCTTGACCCTGGATATCAAACCGCCTGGGGGAACCTACGATAAGATGTGGGAAGTGAAGGTCTTCGTGATTACCTTACAATGGCTCCGATTCCAGAACGGCCTGGGGAACAAGATGTTTAGTGATTAGGCGCACAGTTCCCACGATTCGCAATAATACCAAAGTTAAGGACCCATGCTCTTAACTTTGTCATTAGATGGTAAATTACTCGTCATTAGTTCGTACTGTTCCGTTTCTTGCGCCTTGTTTTTCTCTTTCCGCCATCCATGTCCGTTTTCTTACTCCCTTCAACATAATCAAAGGACGTTGGCCCTTCGCTAAAATTTGGTGGTGGAGTATCCGGTAAAAACCATAGTTCGGGCCTAGGGTTACCGTCCTTATGTCCATACAAAGGTTGATCGTAAATATAGGCTTTTACACAAGTCAGGCGATCATTTATTCTTTTAAAATCATTCAGATATTGAGTAAGCGTTGTACCTTCTTTTAACCCCCTTTCCACTCGTTCATTAATCATAAGGTGGGAAAAATCCTTTTCGAACTGTGCTTGTATTTCAGAGTTAGATTCTAAGTAAAGGATTGACTTCGTACAGCATAATTGCGTGTTATTTGCTAGAATATTAAAATTTGTCTCATTTATCTTTTTAGTCTGGTCAGCTGGAATAAATCCATCAACATCTCCTATAGCCAAAATAAACGCAAACATCTGGCAGAACCCCTGAGTGTCTATGGCCTGTAACTGATTATAAGGATCATATTCTATACCATCAACATTCGCAATATAGTGCGTTTCCGCTTCCGGAAGATACCAGATAATACGTTTCCCGGGTCCTATGACAGCTGGTCTATGTGTTGAGGGAATTAATTTAATCTTATATTTTTTGCAGAGCATTTCATATGGGGTTATATGTTTATTTTTCTTCTTTTTGGAAGATTTAAATGCGGCTGACATAATTACTGCGAAAATAGATTGGAATGCCTCATATTGAGATTCGCCGTCATTAGGAAGAACACACAGATCTTTGCTGAATGTTTCATCATAATGATAAAAAGTTTTTACCAGCATGTCTCTATAGAGTATACGGAGAATATTCTTAGGCAGTACAGGGCCCAAATGTCCAAAAGGTCCAAACAAAAGGACGCTTATAGTTTTTATACACCACGCATAAAGATGGCTTCGGCGGGCTTGTTGAAGCTTTTGCATTCAGGGATTCAGGACGATCGCCTCATCGCCGCCAAAGGTTCTCTAAAGATGGACGATTTCCAGCGCGTCTATGTAAAAGCCGGCCGTTTCACCACAGAATGGTATACAGTGGAATTTGACAATACCCCGGCATTCGGTACAACGGCACGCTGTTCAATCCCTAGAAGGGGTCACCTTATTACACGCGCCTTCTTGATGGTGACACTCCCAGACATCAGCACACGACAACTCGCAGCGAAGCAGGAAGCCGAAGCGAATAACACAGCCTTTGCGGGCCCCACATTCGGCTGGACAAACTCCGTCGGCCACGCACTTGTTACAAGTGCGCAAGTGACTATCGGAGGGAATGCGATTGACACAATTGACGGACGGCTGATGGAAGTTCTAGACGAGTTCCACACACCTCTTGAGAAGGTCACCACCCTAAATCGCATGATTGGTCGTTCTGACCGAGGATTCCAACCCGGCTGGGATATGCGCACTCCTCTTACCCGAGAGCTGGCAATTCCCCTGCCCTTCTGGTTCCATCGCGGAGATCCTTCCGAGGCTCTTCCCATTGACGCAATCAGCTATGACAGTGTACAGATCTCCGTCAAGTTCAATAATCTACAGAACCTCATCACGAGCTCGGACCAGATCCAAAATCAGAATGGCACCAATACATACCCCGTCATCGCAGAAAGTCCATTCTATAACTCCAATAGCGCATCCTTGGATATTCAATCGGCCAACATACTACTGGAATATGTGTATCTGGACGGCCCCGAGGCGAATCGCATACGCCTAGGAGACCTGACATACCCCATTCTACAGCACTATGCGAAATCCACGGAAACGACCAGCAGTGTAAGAATACCCTATCGTGTGCCAAATCCGACAAAAGACATGTATTTCTACGTACACAGATCAGACGCCGATCTACTGAATGCGCCTTTCCTCGCCACCCGCGATATGACCTGCCCTCCCAAACACACCGGCTATACAACCCAGACCACCTTTTCTGCCACACGATTGTCCGTATCCTCTGAACTCTCATTAACCCTCGCAGACGAGTGCTTATTTCAAGTAGGCGACACAATCACCCTAGAAAACATATCTTCACCACCAACTCAGTCCTTCAAAGCATATGTGCTTTCCTATGACACAAACCAAAACACCATCAGAGTACATGTAACAAACGTCTATGGCACATCAACCACGTTCCCACTACAAACGTATTCTGTGCGTTACAACCCTGTACAACCCTGGTGGCCAGATGCCAGTGGCCTAGGTAAACATACATTTGAGCCCCTGATTCCTGCGTATTCCGACGCAGACTCAGAGCCGATTCGCGAGTTTTCCCTCACATACGAGGGCAAGATTGTCCGATATGCCACCGACGTGCCCGCCATATTCCAGAGCATCCTCCCAGCCATGGAACAGCGCAAGACGCCCTGGCACAATAAATATTATTACCACATCCCCTTTGGCACCCAAGGCGAGGAGTTCGGAATCAGCAATCCCATGGGCCATGCGAATCTAGACAAGATCACGACCATCGACTTGTTCCTGGAATTCAAACCACCCCGTGGTTCTCTCCGAGCAACAGGCACAAACCCCTCTTACACAGTCTACACATGGTTCGAAACCTATAACATTCTTCGCGTCTACGGAGGACGCGCAGGGCTCTTATTCGGGTATTAGAGACTTACTCTTAATAAAAATTGAAACTCCCCGACGACTGAGAAATTGGTCTACTCTAGCCATGTCCTCAGCTTACGCCACAGAACCTGGCTTTGAAAATCATTCCCTCGGGCTTCCTGGAATGATCACCATGAAGGCTGGCATATCTGCGGGCGAGAAAGATGGCCAAGCTTATGTGAATCGCCGATATGGGCAGTCAAAGTTACACTGGTATATTTATAAAGAAGACATTTCTTTCGAGCAAATGAAGCTTATTGAGAAACAGGTGCTTCAGGATCTTGTCAACATTCATGGTTACAAGAAGCAACACGGGAAGAGGGAGCATTTTATTATTCCTTGCACACG